GTGTCGCAGGACAATCCTTATCCGGCGGGTTCCGAAGAGGCAGCCTGGTACGAGGACCAGCGCGACAAGGCGATGGTGCCGGCGGCACTTGCCATTTCATCGCTGGTGGGTGGCGGCGCATTGACGGAAAAGCCTGGAGTTGCTACACTTGGGTCTGGACCTGTCCGACCCAACATAGGAGCAACCGCCGTGCCCGAAGTCGCCCCCGTCTTCTATTCAGCCCTTGAGCATGCTGCCACCAACGCCAAGCAGGACGTGATGTCGCCTGAACAGTGGCAAGGCTACCTGAAGAACCAGCCGGGGGTCAAGCAGGAAGAATTGCAGTGGACGGGGCTGGGGGACTGGTTGTCTGGTCAAAAAGGTAAAGTCTCGAAAAGCGACGTACAATCGTACCTGGACGAACATAAGGTAGACCTGCAAGACGTGACTAAAGGTGGTGAAGCCCCTGCTGCTGCATTAGACGAGCATGCGGTGCGCCAATACGGGGAGCATTTCGACGACCTAGAACCTCATTTACAGGAAATTATCCGGAACGGCAACGACCCCACCAAGTATTCTTCGTACCAGCTCCCAGGCGGCGAGAACTACCGCGAGCACCTGCTGACGATGCCACGTAAAGCCGCTACTCCTGAAGAAATTGCAACGGGCAGGGCGCGCACAGATGAAAGCGGCGAGCCGGTTGTCGGTGACGCCTACAAATCTTCTCACTGGGACGAGCCCAACGTGCTGGCCCATGTGCGCACCAACGATCGCGACGTGGGCGGCAAGAAGTCGTTGCACATCGAGGAAATCCAGAGCGACTGGCACCAGCAAGGAAGGAAGCAAGGGTATGCAGTCGATCCTACCAAGAAGCGTGCGCAGGATTTAGCGACATTCGAAGAGAACGAAGGGCGTAGACCAAAAGATGACGCGGAATTGGTTTCTTGGATGCGAGATTGGGAAGAAAACCCTGCTGACGTGTCGTCTGCTAAGTCTCAAGTTCCTGACGCTCCTTTCAAGACTTCCTGGCCTGAGCTTGCCCTCAAGCGCATGATTCGCCACGCTGCTGAGAACGGCTACGACCGCATCTCGTGGACGCCGGGCGAGGCGCAGGCGGCACGGTACGACCTGAGCAAGCAAGTTGAAGGCATTAGAACCAAGAAGAATCAAGACGGGTCGTATGACGTGGGGGTGTATCCGAAGGGCACGCGTTCTGACGCACCGTCGCAGGTCACTAATTATCCTATTGACAAACTACCTGACGTGATCGGCAAGGACTTGGCAGAGAAAGTAGTAACGCACCACGACAAGTCGCCGGGGGTAAAGGACTGGAAAGGCCTTGATCTCAAGGTCGGCGGCGAGGGCATGCGCGAGTTTTACGACAAGATGCTGCCGAAGATGGCCGAGAAGATCGGCAAGGCGCACGGGGTGAAAGTGAAGACGGGCCAAGCCCCATCTGGGAGGAATGGTGGAGACTATACTAACGCTGAGATTTATAAGAGACTTCAAGATCAGGGTTCAGTAGGCAAGGATGCTAGTTACGATAGTTGGATTAAGGGGTTCCTGGAGTTATCTGATCGGGCGCAGGCAGTAATACGACAGCAGATAGCCAGTGATAAATGGGTAGCGAAATCGCCGGATGGAGACCCAACTCCGTCTTTTGATTCTGAAAAAGAACTTGACGCCTGGATCGGCAAAAATGCCAAGTCATGGGGATTCAAGCCTATAGACTTTAAGAAAAGCCAGAGCGGCACGCAGCCCGTCCATTATTTCGACCTGCCTCAGTCGCTTAAGGACCAGGCCCTGCACAAAGGGTTTCCGCTGTTCATGTCCGGCGTGCCGTTTCCATTGACTCCGGTCGATCACGACCCATTTCAGAAGGATAAGGCCAGATGAAGAAGTCCAAGAAGCGCTCCGCTCTCGACGCCAAGACCCCCGGCAAGTTAGGCAAGAAGGCGCCCGGCGTGCCCAAGGGCGGCAATCCGATCGACCATGGCAAGAAGATGAAACTTGGTATGAGGAAATAGGCCCATGCCACTCAAGAAGTCACCCAGCAAGAAGGCGTTCAAGGGGAATGTCGAAACTTTGATGAAGGAAGCCAAGGCCGGCACGTCGGAACATGTCAAGACTCCGCAACAGGCGCTGGCGGTGTCTTATTCAATCAAGCGCCGTTCGCAGCGGAAATCGGAGAGGAAGAAACATGGCTAAGCATCACAACAAGCCCGACAAGCATTCGCGCGGGATGAACCACCACGACATGTCCAAGTCTGAGCACAAGGACTGCCACGTCTCGGACGGCCAGCGCCATGCCGAGGGCATGAAGCAGATCAGGCACGACGAGGACATGCACGAGAAGCACAACACGGGCAAGTGACGCTGACGCGCATCGACCCGGCGATCCCGCTGCGGACGCCACGCGGTAAGGCGTTCGCACATTTCGTCGACGACTGCGGCGACGAAAGAGAGGCGATGTGGGTGTGTTTCGGCCAGGACGGCCAGATCTGGTGGTGGCCCAATTCCCAGGTCCGGGCCTGTCCTAATTTCAGCCTGGGGCGAGACCGACCGGAGGAATACAACATGGCCAAGAAAGCGTTCAAGCCTGGAGGTTCGAAGGGTAAGTTGCACCGCGAGTTGGGCGTCAAGGAGGGCACCAAAATTCCCGCGAAGCGGCTGGCCAAGGCAGCCCGGTCTAAGAACCCGGAAGTGAAGCGCGACGCCATACGGGCCGAGACCATGAAGAAGTGGAACCACAAGGGCAAGAAGTAGAAATACTGGTTCCAAAGAACGAGGCGTGGTAAGGTAGGTCCATGGACGAACACGTGGTCATAAGCCGGGCGGAAGCCAAGGCTGCCGGACTGAAGCGGTACTTCACCGGGAAGCCGTGCCCGCACGGACACGTGGAAGAGAGGAAAGTCAGTACTTGGGGGTGTATGAAATGCCTCAATGGACAAGCAAAAATTCGTCACAAAGAGGCGTATAGGTCCAATCCTGCCCCAGCAAAAGAGCGTGTAGCCAAGTGGTGTAGAGATAACCCCGACGCTAAAAGAGCGATGTTGCAGGCTAGGCGTGCTCGCGAATTGGGTGCCATAGGTCAGTATACTAGACGTGATATCGCCGCAATATTGATAAGACAGTGCAATAAGTGTGTAGGTTGCGAGGCGTCTTTTAGGGTCACACCTTATACCGTGGACCACGTCGTGCCTTTGTCGCGAGGAGGTGTCAATTGGCCCTATAACTTGCAGTTGTTGTGCAGCCCCTGTAATACTAGTAAAGGGGCAAAGTTGATGTCGGAATGGAGGGTGGCGGCGTGACCGAGAGGACCATCCGCACGCTCGCTAAGGAATTGGCCTCAGTTTTCTATGAGGAAGCGGGGGGCGATCTGTTTGGTACAGCGCCCGAAGATCGCGCTAGGTCTAAGCGCTTTAGGAGTACGTTCCCAACCCTGAAGCACTACTTGGAAGGCATGGCAGTGGCTCCGGATGGACGAATTGTCCCTCAGCAGAAGGCCTGGACTTATTTCGTTAGCCTTGCTCGCGCTCGTATGGTCCAAATGCTGTCGCAGCCGGGGATTGGCCAGTCGGTCAAGGAAGGAATTTACAAGGCGTTGTTGGAAGAACACGAGAAATCGACTTCGCCAGCTGCCCAAGAAATCCTACAACGGAGGCTCGGGCATGGCCCCTCGCTTACATAACAAGATCGTCCGTGGCAAGGGCGCTAAGACCCAGAAGCCTGTGCCGGTCCGCATCGTCCCCAGTACGGCTGACATGTCGCAGCCGGCGGCCAAGCGCGGCGTCGACAAGTGGGAAGCACAGGACGCACTACGCACCTTGCAACGTGCGGAAGAAATTCGCGGTAACAGGGCCTTGATGAAGGCGGCTACGACTGAAGCCAAGGCCCTGATCAAAGCACTGTCGTCAGTGGGAGCTAAGAAATGATCGATCGTTTGCTACGCAATCGCTTTCTGTCCACCGTCGCTTTCCCGTTGGCCGCCGATGACAAAGGCGGCGCTACCGATGCGGGCGGCGATACTGGGGGTGCCGACGACGACAAGGGTGCCGGCCAGGACGACGGGAAGGGCTCATCATCGCAAGGGCGAGACGGGGGCGGTGCAGGGAAGACTACCGTACTCGCTGAGGACGTCGGCGCCGAAGACGATGGCGACGCAGACCAAGGTCAGGACGACGACATCTTCGCCGGTCTGACCCCCGCCCAGAAGGCCAAGCTTGAGAAGGAGATCGCCTGGCGCGACCGCCAGATAGCAAGGCTGCATGCTAAGAAGCGCAGCGCCGAGGGCGACGCCGAGGCCGCGATAACGATCGCGCAGCGCGCCACCCAGACCGCCAAGCCGGCCGACGACAAGAAGACCTTCACCCAGGAGGACGTCAAGCGCGAGGCCCAGGTTCTCAATGCTCAGCAGGCCTATGACGATAGCTGCGTGGCGACCGACGTCGCCGGCAAGAAGTACTACGGCGACAAGTGGGTGTCGGCCACCACCAAACTCGCCAAGATGGGTGGCGTGACGGTCGACGACATGGTCAACATCCTGGCCACTGACAACCCGGCCGTGGTGTTGCATTCACTGTCGCAGGACCCGGACGAATATGAGCGTATCATGGGGCTGCCGCCGGCCCGGCGCAACGCCGCGTTCGTCAAGCTGGGGTTGAAAGAGCCGCCGAAGGTCGCAGAAGAAACTCGGGAAGACCTGCGGCCGGGCGACGTGGCGAGGCCACCGCGCACCATCCAGGGTTCGCGCAATTCAGGCAACAATTCGCACGTAAGTCTGTATGACGATAAGGTCGACGACGATGCGTGGTACGCCGCGCGTAACGCGACGCGCAGGAAGAAGTTCAGTTCGGTGGAATGATGCCTAGCAAGGACCCAGAAGTCAAGCGACGAGCCCAGGAGCGCTACAGAGCCAGCGCCAAGGGGAAAGCACGTCGCAAGGCGGCCAAGAAGGCATGGGACCAGTCCGAGGCCGGCAGGGCCATGAAGCTGGAGCACGATAAAACATGGAGACAGACTCTCGCATACAAAGCTCTGGCAGCTAAGAAGGCTCGCGAGCTTAAAGCCAAACGTAAAGCATGGTTGATAGAGCAGAAATCCGGACTGTGCTGTGCAGAATGTGGGTATGACAAGCATCCAGCTGCGTTGCAATTCCATCATGTCGACGAAAATACTAAAGTGGGCAACGTTAGTAAGATGGTGGCCACGCCTAATGTGAAATTCGAGGTTATCTTAATAGAAATTGCTAAGTGCATTGTGCTATGTGCTAATTGCCACGCGATTCACCATGAGCAAGAGTTGAGGCCCACCACCCCTGCGTCTGTCCAGGCAAAGTATGTTAGAGATCATCGCGCCAAGCGCAAAGAATGGCTACGCAAGCAAAAATTGGCCATATCGTGCGAAGACTGTGGCTTCAACGACCACCCAGTAGCGTTACAATTTCACCATGTGGATGCTACTGATAAGGTATCTGAAGTCTCTAGGTTGTTGCATTCTGAGGGCCGTAGCCTAGACGTAATAGCCTCTGAAATAGCTAAGTGTGACGTATTGTGTGCCAATTGTCATGCAATCCATCACTATGAAGAGCACAAACTGCGTCAGAGCGCAGCATAAACATTCTCTTGGTCGCTTCCCACGCCGAACGGGGACTGAAGCACCCTGACCAGATCGCTCTCGCGGGTGTATAGGCGAGACATCTTTTCAGGAGGACTTGCCATATGGCAAATCAGATGTTAACTATCTCGATGGTGACAAGGGAAGCTGTGCCACTCTTCGTCAACTCCAATGCCTTCATCAAAAACTTGAACAGGCAATATGACCCCGAGTTTGGCAAGAACGGCGAGAAAATTGGCAGCCAGCTTCGAATCCGGCTGCCGAACGATTACACCGTCACTGACGGCCCGGCGCTTTCAGTCCAGGACACTGCCGAGCAGCAGACCGTCCTTACGATGTCGATTCAGAAGCACGTCGACGTCTCCTTCACGAGCGTCGATATGCTGCTGTCGCTCGACGACTTCTCCGAGCGCATCCTGCTGCCGATGATGAACAACCTGGCCGGCAAGGTGTCGTCCAACATCATGTCCGCCAACGCCGAGGCGCTGTGCAACATCTCGGCCAACCTCGACGCCGGCAACAACATCCTGTCGCCGACCGACGCCACCTACCTCGACGCCAAGGCCACCTTGGACATCAATTCGGCGCCGCCGGTCCGGCACAAGATCATCAACGACCCCCGCACCGAGGCCCGTGTGGTGACTTCGCTGACCGGGCTGCTCAAC